CTCGAACAAAGTCTTTGGTCCTTTGTTTACCAATTAAATCTTTTTTACTAAGCTCATACTTCAAACAAACTTTATTTAACAAATCATCAATAACAGACTTTGGTGGGTTGCCTAGTTGATGACCAATAATTTTTTTTGGGTTTGACATTCTCTCAACAACATTAGCTTTAGTTGATAGCGCTAAGAGATAACCTTCTTTGAAACCACCTTTGTATAATTTTACTTCTTGGTCATTCAATAAATGATATGCCTTTTTGTATTGCTTGATAAAATTGTTGTTGCCTTTTTTATTTAAGTATTGATCGAATATATCGTTTATTAAAGACATAGAATCCCTGTTCCTTTCTTTCTTTTTTTTAGTTTGTTGATGTTTATTTACCCATCAACTGTTCTCTAGTTTTCTCCACCTTGAAGATCAATCTAAAGCTATCTGATTTTAATTTGTTAGCTTTAGTTTTTGTTGCAAGATACATACTATGTTTTCTTTGTTGTAGATCTTGCAGCTTCTGGAGTCTCCTTTTGAGTTTGTCCATCCTTCTCCTTTTTCACTTTGGTAAAGTCTAATTTTATTCCTGTGACTTTACATTCTACAAGCTCTCCTTGTGCGTTTGGGTTTGCAGCCTTTTCAACATCATCAAATCTTTCAGACAATAAAAAATTTGCCTCGCCTGATTTAATTCTTATATATTTACTCATCTTTATCCTTTTTGTCTAATGTTTTTTTATGCAGGTTTTTAGCCATTTTTGTGTATATCATTAGATCATCGTAGTTGTCAGCCTTAAAATTTTTACTGGTTCTAAACAATTTCAAACCCATCATAAGTTGTGCAACTTCATGGGGTTCTATATCATCTTTTAGTTTATCATGTAATAGTACACTCCAAACTACAGCAATAAGTCTAAAGTTTTCCGGGTAGTCACCATAATCTTTCTGGCGAGCTTCCATAATTTTTTTTAATATTTCTTCGTTAATATCTATTGTAGCCATAACTGTTTTGATGCGGCAGGGAAAACAACTAAAAAGAAAGCGAGAAAGGGATCGCTAAAAAAACCCTGCCACACCGCATATAAGTTTCTATAAATAATTAAAACTTATACATTCCTTATCTAGCATAAGAACTAGGTTTTGCATAGGGAGGTTTTTTGTATGCAAACTTTGATCCACCTCCTCCAGTTGGTCCTGATTGAGATGGAGTTTTTTCATTAGGTGTAAGCTGCACAGTTATTGCTCCTGTAGGCTCACCATTCTCCGCTATTTCATCAAAAGCTGCTTGATTGTACCATTTACCATTTATTTCAACACCAATGGTCCAGTTTTTATCTGGTCTTTTCAGATTTGGTGGTGCTACATAACTTGGTTGGTTAGGCGCAGTTCTTTTGTCGTTTGGTATTAGCTTGATGTATATTTTATCAGCCATTTTTTGTTGCTCCTTGTAGTTTATTCATCCTTATGTCATAGGCATTTTCTAAGTCTCTATATACTCTAGGATGATTTTTGATTGCATCATCAAACTCTTCAGAAAACAAAACTTGTTTCAAGTATAATAATCTTGATTGATGTTTTGCTAAATTGATTTGTTCAATGATATATTCTACTGAAGTTTTTTCATTTAATAAAACCTGCTTTACTTCAGGCATATTAATTACTTCAGCACTTATCTTATTCTCTTGCAATGGTATGCCAATCTCATCATACTCTTCTTTTGAAGTAATGTTGTCATCCATTACTGAGAAAAAAGATAAAGCTCTTGATATGCTAAAGGTTTCTGCAAGTTCAAATGATTTAGGTTTGTTTCTAAATACTTTTGCATGACCTGTAGCTAATACACCACCTTGAGGTGATGTAATTTTTGTAACACCAACATAAAACTCTTCATAAGTTTTTATGTTAGTCTCTATTCCTATTTCACCAACAAACTCTTCAATGAAATATTTAATCTTGCTTGCTGCTTTGATACAGGTTTTACCTGTTTCAGGATCAACATAAGTTCCATCTTTCTTACATTGTTCAACAACCTTTTTTATTCTTTGTTTTATATCTTTCATTTTATCCCCATAGTTGTTTGATTATTGACAGTTGCTCTTCGCTAGCATCATTCATGGTCCAATGATTTGTGTTTGGTCTTTCAACTAAACCAGCCATAATCTTTGGATCACCATTACTTACAATAAGTAATCTCTGCACAGTTCGAGCCTTGTTGAATAAAAGCTCCAACTTATATTCCATAAAATCTTTTTTTAATTTTTCGTGTGTGTCATCAAAAATAATAAAGTCTTTATCATTTGCATAAAATAAAAATGGAGTCTTATCTGTAGCTAAATGATAAAAAGAAAGTTGAGTTATATTATCTTCATCTGGTGTTTTTGGTAGAGCTTGGCTATAAGTTCTAAAGCTATCTTTGAAATCTTTTACAGATGGTGGTTTGGTTTTACACTCAGCTATACTATCAAAGGATTCAAAATCAATTCTACCTGTCATGCCTATCAAAACATCCTTAATAATTAAATCAACATATCTTTCACAAGATAATTCTTTGTCACCAAAAATATTTTTTACTGCTGATAAAATATTCTCAATTGTTTTATGAATATAGCTTTGTATATTTTCTCTCTTCAAACGATCTTCATCATCCTTTGCGCCTTTTAAATATTCATTGAATTCAAATTTATAAATTTTATTATAGTCTCTGTCTTTTATTTCATGCCTCTCAGCTCCTTCAAAATAATATTTACCAATTAATTTTTGAGCTGTATTATTAGCAACACTTCCAAAGCCTAGTTTGTATCCCTTCTTATCCTTTCTTCTTTGTGTTTGAGTTCTACATACATAGTCAACAAGCCACATAGATATAGGTTTGTAAGAAGATAGCTGAGAGTATGAGAAATGTTTTAAGCCTTCGCCACCTGATAAAGACTTGTATATTTCTGTTAGTTTTTTATTCATAGTTGTTTCCTCCGTTATAATGTTTTTTACCAATTTGTCTACAATTATTTTATATTGATTTACATATCCAATATGGCTATAACAAGGCATCAGAAAGGATTTATGAAACTAAAAGATTGGATAAAAAAGGAAGGTCATAGCTACACCAAAACAGCAAAGATTTTTGGCATAAAAAACAAGAACCCAGCAACAAATATTCAAAGATATTCTGAAGGTGAAAGAATACCACATCCGGTAGTAATGAAGAAGATAAAAGTTGCAACTAATAACAAAGTACAACCAAACGATTTTTATGAAGATTACTGGCAACAAAAAAAAGTTTAAATATAAACGAGTAAAAATATACTGGATTGATATTGTATCGAACCCGGAATGGATGAGTTTAGATAAAGCAAAAGATCAAGTGTATTCTTTTTGTGAAGATACAGGTTACTTGTTACACAAAGATCAAAAGAAGTTAATCATATTTGCATCGCACAGTTTTGATGATGATGGTGAATTAACTGTTGGTAATACTACTGTTTATCCAAGATCAGTAGTCAAAAAGATTGAGGTATTAAAATGACTTATGAAGGTATGCTTGAAGAGGTTGAGGCTGTTGATAAAGTCAAACAGTTAGAGAAGGAATTAGATACTGTAAAAACAGAAAATGAAATAAAAGATTTTGAAATAAAAACATTAAAAGAAAAAATAGAAATGCTAAAAAAACAAAAAAAGATATTACAAAATACGATAAGGAAAAATGGCTAGATGGACCTACGCATTTAGCAATGGCAGCTACAACGATTGGCATAGAAGATTCCCTAATTTAGCAGGAATTGATATAGACTTCATTGAGGTTTGTCCAAAGTGCTATCAACCCTTGGCTGTAAAAGAAACATGCTATGACAAAGGACAGGTTTACAAGGCTACAACCCTTACAAAGATAGTCGCAGAGGCTCTTAAAGTACCCGGATTTTTAGTTTTCTATACTCCTATGAAGGATGATATGAAATTTAGAATAAAACGCATTACAGAGCCTGTGAGTGCCATATACGAGCTAACTCAGGATGAGTGGTTAGCTTATCTGTATGAGCTTCACAATGAACATAGGAGGTGTTGCAAAAATGCAACAGAAGTATGAGCCACATATCAGAGTAAAGTTTTCTCTGTTTGATGACCCACAGTTTAGAACC